TGCTGCTCGACCTCATGCGAAACGAGGACATCGAGTTCCCGCTTCTCGTGTGGGTCAACTACGTGCCCACGGGGCAGTCCTACGAGGCACGGATCGCGAAGGAGTTCCCGGACCTGTCCGTGAAGTTCGTCCACGGTGACGCGACGACGCAGAAGAAGAAGGACGAGCGGGACGAGACGCTGCAGTCCTTCAAGGACGGCGACCTCGACGTGTTGATCCTTCAGTACGAAGTCGGCAAGTTCGGTCACACGTTCACGAAGACCCGCACGGTGTACTACGCCGATCGCTCATGGAACAGCGACAGCATCATTCAGTCTCTCAGACGAGTTCGCAGGATCGGCCTGACTCACTCACCTGTCCTGATCGTCCCCAGAGCACCTGGCACGATTGACGATCTGGTCGAGCTCGTCCTTGAGGGCAAGCTACGCTCCATCGCTGAGGTGTCTCAGGCGGACCTGGTCGAACTGCTCAGGAGCCTGGGCAAGTCGTGAAGTGCTCGAAGTCATACCGGGACGTGTGCGAAGGTGAGGCACGTCCCGGTCGGGGGTCATGTGCTGCGTGTAGCGCTCACAACCCATCCAGCGATGACTTGAACTGGAGCAAGTGGGCTGAGGAACCTTGCGCCATTGATGAGTGCGACGAACGCCGAGCCGGGCGTACTGCTTACTGCTCTCTTCACGACAAGATGTTCTCGTTTCTCCGGGTCGCTGAGATACGCGAGTGGCACACCCAGGGGAAGGTCTGGGTTCCGCCCTCAATCAAAGAGAGACGTGACGCACGCCACGGAGACGGGTACCTCTACGTAGCCACAGCGAATGAGAACGTCATCTTCGGCATCGCTGGAGGTGAGGATCTCGTTGAAGCCCGTCTGCGTGAACACGAGAAGACCTTCCCGGACCTCGAGTACGTCGAGCGATTCTTCTTCGAGGAAGGACGTGCGGGCAAGATCGAGAAGGATCTCAAAAAGGTCCTACGGACGCTCGACCACTTCCCGTTCGTGCCTCGAGGCACTCCGAAGTGGACAGAAGTCGTCTCGTTCACAGAGTGGGACAACCTGAAGCGCCTCATCTATCCTTAGCGGCATGCCGCCACAGAAGCAACGGGAAGGACAGGGGCGACGTGTACGCGAAACGGTCAAGGAGCGCGCCGCACGTGCGAAGCAGGCACGCCTCGAGAGGATGGCTCAGGACGTGCAGGAAGGCACGCTAGTCATCCGACAGATGACGGCGGAAGAACGGGAACAGTTCCCACCGCGTGAACCCGCTAAGAAGCAGCCTAAGCGCCGCTCACGCTACCACGCTTGACAAGTAACAACGGGGGTCGCTATCCTGGGCGACCGCAGGCGATCGATTGTAGGTTGTGCCTTAAAGAGATGCGCCCCCAGAGGTAAACGTCGATCATCCTCTGGGGTTTGATATCTACCCCGACAAGGAGCCCCGTGTTACTTGCCATCGACCCAGGCCTGACCACTGGTGTGGCAGTCCTCAACTACAGAGGCGAAGTCATCTTCGCCAACGAACTCTCTGGCGATCCTGACCTGATCGTCGCCACGTGCGCCGAGATCCCACATCAGGACGAAGTGATCGAGGAAGGACCACCGAACAGGAACAACCCCTTCCTCGATGACCTCGACGGGCGCCTACGAGCAGAGTTCCCTGACGCGGTCTGGTTGCGTCCCACCGACTGGAAGTCGACGCCTCGCGCATCCACACCGATCCCGCGACGGACGATCCGATCGGTGCACGTGCGCGACGCCATCCATATGGGGCGTGAGTTCCTTCACCGCTCCGGCCACACGCTCGACACGCGAGCGATGGCGTCGTGAAGCGTCCGACAGAGGCGCCTCTCGAACTCACGCAGTCGGCGCGTGACGTGTCGGTCACTGAACGTGGCCAGTTCCGCACGTGTCGCAGACGCTGGACGCTCGAGACGATCGAGAACCTCACCCCGAAGGCGCCAACGTGGGCGCTCGAGTTCGGGACCGGCATCCACGGCGCCCTGGAAGCGTACTACGAGTCACTCGCTACAGGAGACGGGAACTCGCTCGAGATTGCAGTCGAGTCGCTCGAGGACTGGCACGAGGAGATGGAGGAATCGCAGCAGGAAGAACTCGGCGGGCTGTACTCGAAGGCAGTCGAAGAGGAACTGTGGGACCTGTACGGACTCGGGAGACAGATGCTCGACAACTACGCTCTGTTCTCCGCTGACAAGGCACGCGAGGACCCGTGGGAGGTACTCGCGATCGAAGGAAAGGAACCTGGTGGCAAGATCATCTCACCAGCGACGTTCGGTGAGTTCGGAGACCCGCCGTACGGTCGCTCAGCACATCCGTTCATCCACCAAGGCCGCATCCTCTGCCCGATCGTCAATCCAACGACTGGCCACTGCCTCCCGGGACGCCCGTTCCTCTCTGGACGCTTGGACCTCATCGTACGGCGAGCGAAGCGGAACAACACCCTCTGGGTAGTCGACCATAAGACGACTGCTTCCTCACCGAGTGACAGAGGACTCGACTTCGATGATCAGGTCACCGGGTACTCGTACCTGATGTGGCGACTCACCGGCCTGATCCCACGCGGGACGATCTTCAACTACCTGGTCAAGCAGGTGCCGAAGGAGCCGAGGATCATCTCGGTGACGGCGAAGAACCCAGACGGCAAACTGTCCACGGCGAAGGACCAACTGTGTCTCGCTGCTGACTACCGCAAGGTCATGCTCGAGCGGGGGATCATGCGGAAGGACGGAACGGTCACGTCGGAGGAACACGCTGAGTGTTACGCCGGCCTACTCGCGAAGGGGTACGATCCCTACTTCAAGCGCTTCGAGCCGACACGCAACGAAGACGAGGTCCTCCACTTCGAGGAGCGCCTCTACCAGGAGTACCGAGACATGCGCCACGTGTACCAGCACAGGCACGAAGGCGCCGCGTACCCGAACCCCTCGACGTGGTGGTGCCCGTCGTGTTCAGTCGGCCCGATCTGTCAGGCGATGGAAGATGGCAGCGACGTTGAGGGCATCATTGACAGTCGCTACATGCACGCTCCGGACAGGAAGGCTGAGCGGTGATCCAACTCAACCTCGGGTGTGGGCCGTTCAGGGCACCCAAAGGGTGGATCAACATCGACCACCCAGCGAGCGAGTTCAGAGACGAAGTAGACGCCGACATCTACACCCTGATCAACGACCTCCCGTTCCGTGACAGCAGCGTGTCGCGCATCTACGCTGGGCACATCCTCGAGCACATCCCCTTCGAGGAAGTGCCTGACACGTTGATCGAACTTGACCGTGTCCTCGAGCCGGACGGCATCCTCATGGTCGTAGGTCCGGACATGGACCGCATCGAGGCGATCGATCACGAAGCATGGCTGGACGAAGCGATGCGTGTTGACAACGATGGGCCTCCTGGCATTCACCACCGCTGGGTGCCGACTGCAGCGAACACGCTGTCCCTGCTCGAGAACGAAGGCTTCATGGCACAGGAGGTTCCGATCAACGCACTCGCTGACTCCCACTGGCCCGTCGTCGCGTTCACGCCGTGGCAGTTCGCGATCGAGGCACGACCATGACTCGAACGGTCCCAGGACACGTCGACTCGGTCGGCAAGATCCTCGAGCGTCTGCAGCTCGTCTCGCCGTTCCGCGTCACGTACAACGGCAAGCATGTCCGTGACGTGCCGAGTGAGTTCTACGTGTCGCCTGCCCTGATGCGCTACTTCGAGTGTAAGAAGGGCTGCACAGCATGCTGTCTGCCGTTCACCCTCGACTTCACTCCTGACGAGATGCTCGGGCAGCCCCTGCGTGTCGCGAACAAGCGTCTCGACAAGCGCTTCTACGACCGGGACATCGTTGTCAACGGCAAGGCCTTCCCGATCAAGTCCTACGACCAGTACAAGGATGACGCCTGCCCGTTCCTCACGCCGAATCGAAACGGCTCGGCACTCGGGTGCGGGTTCTGGGGCAAGGGTGTCGGTCAACCGATCGAGTGCGAGGCAGCGCCACAACTCCTGATGACCTCACGCGGGCCAGACATCTCCATGCTCACGTCGAGGCCCTTCGGGCGTGGGTGGGCGTGGAAGGACAAGCCTCAGTGCATCTTCCATCCGGTCGCCGATCGCATCGGAGCGATCCCGGACGATGCGAAGGCACAGTGCGAGAGCAGAGCGAAAACGCTGCGTCGCTACCTCGCCTGGGCTGAGTACCTCGAGGTCAGGACAGTGCTGCCGCAGGCGATCGAGGCAGTGGAAAACCTTCCGGAGATTCTCCGGACGAACGGGATGCGGACATACCAATATGCCTAGGAGGCAGAATGCCTGAAGTCAAACTGCAGTTCAGCAAGGAGAAGGAGACGCCCGGGACGGTGCGCTTCCAGGAGAACGGCGACCGTGAGAAGCATGTGGTCGGGACCCTGTACGTGAAGAAGGCGTCCGAGTTCTCGAAGCAGGAGACCCTGGACGTCACGATCAAGGCAGGCAAGTAGATGGAGATCAGAAAGCCCAGCGAACGGCGGTACGCCAAGTGCCTCATCTTCGCTCCTGCGGGTGCGGGCAAGACGGTCCTTCTCGGAACCGCGCAGGCAGACGAGCGGACGCATCCGATGCTCCTGCTCGACTTCGAGGGAGGCACGGAGTCGCTCGCCGGCCTCGACATCGACACGATCCCGATCCGTTCCTGGGACGACTACAACGAGGCCTACGAAGCGGTCGCGAACGGAGACGTCCTTGAGTTCGAGGGTCAGGAGTACGACTTCTCGAGGTACAAGTCGCTCGGGATCGACTCGGTGTCCGAGACGCATAAGTTCGCCCTGCTCGAGATCCTCCGGAAGGAAGGCCCAAGCAGGAAGAACCCGGACCTGATCGAGCAGGGTGACTACGGCACTGCGACCACGCAAATGCGGCGCCTCCTGCGCGAGTTCAGGGACCTCCCGATGCACGTCTTCTTCGTGGCACACGCCAAGGAAGTGGACATCCCGCGGGAGGGGCGTGTTCGTGTTCCTGACCTCGCCGGACAGATGGCGGAGGAAGTCGCAGGCCTGGTGTCCGTCGCCGGGTACCTCGCGCAGTTCACGGACGACGAAGGCGACCTCCGGAGGACGTTGATCCTCCACGGGGATCGGAAGTTCAGGACGAAGGCCCGCACACGTTGGGGCACGTCCGCCCCTGAGGAGATCCTTGACCCGACGGTCACGGACGTCCTCGATGCGATCGGGTACGGTGGCGAAGGAGCGGTCGACGCTCTGAAGGACCGTGGGTCGAGCGCCGGCAAGCAGGTTGACGACGAGGTGCCGGAGGACGACCCAGGTCGACTCCCGGGACGAGGAGGTGACGAGCAGGAAGACAGCGAGGCAGAGCAGGACGCTGACGTGTCCGGCAACGGGCACGCAGACATCGACCTGGAAAGTGCGACCCTGCGAGAGATGCGGGCGCACGCTCAGGCAACAGGGATCGACCTCGACGGGGTGCGGACACGCGCCCAAGCTCGAGAGCGGATCCTGGCAGCGAGCGAGTAACCAACTAGGAGGAAACACCTGTGGGTAGAACCACGATCAACTTCGCTGAGGTAGAGGGTGGCTTCGAGGCCGTCCCTGAAGGCGTCTATGACGTGACGATCGAGACCGTGGAGGTCCGTGACTCGAAGTCGTCGGAGCACGACTACTTCAACTGGGAGTTCAAGATCACCGGGCCGGACGACGACTACGAGGGACAGCACCTCTGGATGATCACATCGCTGTCCCCGCGGGCGCTGTTCCGCCTGAAGGACGTGTTCGAGGTCCTTGGAGTCCTCGAGGACGAGATGACGCTGGACTGGGACGACGACGTGGAGATCACCAACTCCTCCGGTCCCGTACTGCTCGAGCCCGACGTGATCGGCATGGCGTGCTGCGTCAAGGTCGAGAACGAGATGTACGAGGGCAAAGAGCGGAACCGCGTTCAGGACGTCCTGCCCGAGGGGTCGGCGTCGAGCAAGTCGAACGGCAGGTCATCCGCAAAGGCGTCGTCCGGCGCCAAGAAGTCCTCTTCGTCCGCAGCGAAGAAGACGAGCGGCCGTCGCGCACTCCGGTAGCGATGGACCCGGTGATTCATGGCGAAGGCGTCCTGGGCAAAACTGTCCAGGGCGCTCGTCGCCAACTCGACACGTTCGATCTTCCAGATTCAACGCAGGAGGTGCGCTACACGTCCGACGAGGTCACATCCAACTGTCCGATCACAGGGCAGCCCGACTGGTATGTCGTCTCCATCTCGCTCGTCAACACGCGGCGAGGTGTCGAGTCGAAGTCACTCAAGCTGTACCTGCAGTCGTTCCGCGACGACGGACAGTTCTGCGAAGCGTTCGCTGACACGATCGCGAAGGATGTCAGCGAAGCGACGGAGGCTGGCAGCACTTCGGTCATGGTGCAGCAGAAGCCTCGCGGGGGCGTGTCGATCAACGCCACGTCCGTCGTGCAGAAGCAGGGGCACGTGCAATGAGTGAGCAGAAGTGCTCAGTCGGCAAGATATTCACCTTCCACGCCGCTCACCACGACGAGGAAGCGACGGACAAGTGTGGCAGCCTCCACGGCCACACCTACAAGCTCGAGATCGAAGCACACGGCGTCCTGAACCAGGGTGAGCGCATGCTCGTCCATGGTGACGAGATGAAAGCGCTGTACCGCGACAAGATCGAGCCGCTCGTTGACCACCAGAACCTCAACGCCACCTGCCCCTACAACCCCACAATGGAACTCGTCCTCATGTGGTTGGCAGACATCGCAGCAGCGCACTTCAAGGAGGTCAGGGGTGTGACTGCTGTGTGGGTCCGCCTCTGGGAAACGCCAACCATGTACGCCGAGACAACAAGGAGAACGTTCTGATGGAATCGCTTGACGACCTGGCTTACAAATGCAACCTCACGTCTCGAGCGAAGGGCTTCTGGGACCACGAAGTCCTCGACGTGGATCCTGCCGAGATGCGCGAGATCAAGAACCCGTCCATCTACGGCGAGAAGATCGCCCTGATGCACTCGGAACTCAGCGAGGCGCTCGAGGCCTGCAGGGACGGTGACCGTGATCAGGAGGAAGAGGAACTCGCTGACACGATCATCCGGATTCTCGACTACTGCCACGCCCGCGGGTTCTCGATGGACAAAGCTGTCTACGCGAAGATGGAACGCAACACACAGCGCCCGCACCTGCACGGGAGGAAGTGGTGAGCAAGTTCCCCGTCGCTGAGATCTTCGGACCTACAGTGCAGGGCGAGGGTGAACTGCAAGGCGTGCCCACTCACTTCGTCCGCTTCGCAGGGTGCGACTACAAGTGCGACTGGTGCGACACGCCCCACGCAGTCCTGGCAGCAGCAGTGCGTGCTGCTGAGCGCCTCGATACGGTCGAGATCATCGAACGAGTGAACGGCCTCGCCGGTTGGCCTGGGTGGGTCGTCCTCACCGGCGGCAATCCTGTCCTGCACGAACTGAGCGGCCTGGTCGACGCCTTCCAGCAGAACGGGTACCGAGTCATGGTCGAGACCCAGGGGACGCGCTGGAAGGACTGGATCTCTGACTGCGACTCGATCTGCGTCTCGCCCAAACCTCCGTCGTCACTGATGCCGATGGACAAGACGGAGAATCAACTGGCTATGTTCTTCGACATGCTGAACGGTCAGGCCGCCTTCCTCAAGATCGTCGTGTTCGATCAGGCCGACTACGAGTGGGCGAAGCAGATCCACAAGCAGTACTTCTTCGCGCCGATGTTCTTGTCCGCTGGCAACGATGCCGGCAAGACAGTCGGCAACCCGTCCCGGGTGGACAACCGCAACACGCAGCAGGTCACTCAAGACCTGCTCAATCGAGCAAGGTGGCTCACGAACAGGGTCATGGTCGACCCCAACATGCGGGACGTCCGTGTCCAAGCCCAGTACCACGTTCTCCTGTGGGGGAACGAACTCGGGCACTAATGAGTCAACTGGAGGAAGCAATCGTGGCAAGTGAGCCCAAGGAGTTCCGGAGGTCAGACCCGGAAGTAAAGAAGGCACGGGTCAGGGAGGAGATGAAGCGCATCCTCACCCACCTCGACCCCCAACCTGACCGCAAGGGGCTTGACGACACGCCTGACCGTGTCGCTCGCATGTACGTGGACGAACTGTGCTCCGGCCACGACGTGGACGTACCGTCGCTGTTCCGCACGTTCGAGAACGAGGGTTATGACGGCATGATCCTGGTCAAGGATGTGCCGCTCGTCTCGCTGTGTGAGCACCACCTCGTCCCGTTCGTCGGGCACGCCCACATCGGGTACTTCCCGAACGGCAAAGTCGTCGGCCTGTCGAAGGTTGCGCGTGTCGTCCACGCCTACGCCCGGCGTCTACAGATCCAGGAGCGCCTCACGAAGCAGGTCTGTGACGCGATCGAGAAGAACCTCGAGCCGCGAGGTGCCATGGTCGTGATCGAAGCGGAGCACCTCTGCATGACCATCCGTGGCGTGCAGGCGCCGGGTACCAAGACGATCACGTCTGCAGTTACAGGTCTCTTCAACGAGAACAACGAAGGCGAGAAGGAAGAATTCCTCCGCCTCATCGGAAAGGAGTAGGGATGGAATCAATCGTACTGCTCAGCGGAGGGCAGGACAGCACGACCTGCCTCGCCTGGGCGAAGCAAGAACTCGGCGCCGGCGTGCGCGCTGTGGCGTTCGACTACGGCCAGCGGCACAGTGTCGAGTTGAAGCAGGCAGCGGAGATCGCTGACCGTCTCGGCGTCATCTCGTTCTCGGTCCTCAACGCGTCAGTCCTGCACGACCTCGGGGGCGCTGCACTGACTGATGATCGCGTGGACGTCGAGGCGATGGCAGACCCGCGCAGTCTCAACCAGCACGCGTACAAGCACAACCTCCCGTCCACGTTCGTCCCGGGCCGCAACATGCTCTTCCTGACCCTGGCAGCAGCGTTCGGCGCCCGGTTCGGCTGCTACGACCTCGTCACGGGCGTCTGCCAGCAGGACCGGGCGGGCTACCCCGACTGTCGCGCTGAGTTCGTGGATGCGGCACAGGAGGCGCTCTCCCTTGCTCTGGACGAGCGTGTCACAGTCCACGCGCCGCTCCTCGAGCGTACGAAGGGTGACACGTGGCGCCTCGCCCAGGACCTCGGGATCCTGGACGTGATCATCGAGCACACGCACACCTGCTACCACGGCGATCGCTCGCAGATGCACCCGTGGGGCGCAGGGTGCGGCGAATGCCCTGCCTGCGTCGAGCGGGCAAAGGGGTACCAGGAGTTCGTCAACTCGGAGGTAAGTGCATGATCAAGCGAGTCACAATCTCTGGCAAGGTCACCGACACAGGAGAGGTGCAGGACAAGTCCCGCCGCATTTCCCAGAAGGAACTCGACGGCGGCAACGTCCGGGACATCGTTATCCAAGCGATGGACCAGTCGGGCCTCGACGGGTACACCGTCGGTGAGTTCTCAATCAAGGTCTCGGACCCCGATGAGTGATGGCGCTCCGGAGGCACCAGACACTGCTGCGTCTTCTCAGGTCACGGATCACCCGTTCATTCGCTCGGGACGAAACCCGTTCCTCTGTGGCAGGTGTTCGCTCGGTGAAGCGGCACACGCTTCCTCCGAGGCACCCGTCGAAGAACGGCCACAACCCATCCCTGTAGCGGAGATCGATATGTCCGAGATGCAGGAGCACGTAGTCACCGATCGCCTCAGGTGTGGCATGCCTGGGCCTGCGCCAGGACTCGCGTGCGAACTCGACCAGGGGCACGAAGGTCTGCACCGTGGGTGGCCCGCTGCGATGTCCTCTCGCTCAGAGACGGACATGATCCAGTGGGGCGAGCCTCCGAAGGCAGAGCAGGACGATCCGATCGGTGGAGGACGTGTGCAGGAACTGCTCCAAGCAGGCCTGACGGTCGAGCAGGAGTTCCACAACCACGGTGACCAGCCCACCGCCGGCAAGACAATCGTAGAGAGTCGGCAGGACCTCTACGGCGATGCCGTCCCGAACATCGAACGAGTCGCCCGTGGGTGGTCGATCCTCGCTGAGACGAACATCACTCCGCAGATGGTGCCCCTGATGATGGTGTGGCTAAAGCTCGTCCGTCAGTCCCAGGCACACCTGGTCGACAACCTGGACGACATCGAGGGCTACGTCGAGATCATGCGCCGCGTCATCCAGGAGTTGGGCGAGTGACTGCGCGACGTGCAGCACTCGAAGCAGCGAAGGCGCTTGTCCTGACCGTCTGGTACGGCCTCAAGGGTGACTGGAGGTACGACCAGAAGACAGGACGCTACTGGCCGTCAGGGAGGCGTGGGTGAAGATCGCTCTCATTCCACCGATCCCTGAACTGCGCTCGTTCCCTTCGACTGGCATCCACCTGCTGCTGTCTCACCTCCTCGAGGACGATCGATACCTGTCCTACTACATCGATCGCCGGCGAGAAGGCGACTACCTGATCCTGGACAACAGCGCCCACGAGTTCGGCGTTGGAAACAAGCCGGACAAGCTGTTCAAGCAGGCCCGAGCGCTACGTGCTCAGGAGATCGTCTGCCCGGACGTCCTCTTCGACGCGAACGGCACAGTCGAAGCGACACGGCAGATGCTCAAGTACATCGAGGCCCACACCGAGATCTACAAGAAGGCAGGCTCGCCTCGCCTGATGATCGTCCCACAGGGTCAGGACAGAACCCAGTGGGTCAAGTGCCTGAACAATCTCCTCAAGGCGTACAACGCGACACGCGAGGATATGGCGTTGCCCGACCCCGTCATCGGCGTCTCGAAGGACTACGACGTCTTCGTTAAGGGCGGGATCACGACCTTGGTCAGAGAGTACTGTGGAGGGTACGACGTGCACTGCCTCGGGTGGCCGAGCGACCTGTGGTCACTCGCACGTGTGCAGCAGGAGTGCCCCTGGGTCAGGTCAACGGACAGCGCCAAGCCGTTCGTCTACGCCCGCGCAGGCATCCTCCTGGAGCCTGGTGGACGAGTGCCGGAGTACCCGAGGCGTGGAGAGAACTATTTCCAGGCGGTCATGAACTACCAGCAGCATGAGATCGCGGCGCGTAACATTCGCGTCTTCGACGCCGCAGCAACAGACGCTCTGATCCTCGCATGAGAATCCTGCTGAAATCACTCTGGATGGGCCTGAAGAATCTCTTCACCAAAGGACGCGTGGACGAGTGATCCCACCCACCGACTCCTGCCGCCAGTGCCCGTGCAAGCGACCGGCAGGAGTCACACGAACGGAGCACTCGGACGTCGCGATCGTCGTAGATCACCCTACCGACATCGAGACGAAGAAGGACACCTGGCTGCAATCTGACTCGGGCAACCTGATCCGTATGGCGCTCGAGGCGAACGGCTTGAAGGTGGACGACTGCTACATCTGCTCCGCCCTCAACTGTCGCCCGTTGAAGAACGTCAGTGACTCGGTGAAGAAGAACGCCATGCTTGCCTGCCGGCCCAGGATCGTGCAGGAGCTCAAGGAGGTCGGCCCCTCGAAGGTACTCTGCCTCGGACCGATCGGGTACTCCGCTCTGATGTCCGCGGACAAAGTCATGCCGATCACGAAGGTCCGCGGCAAGTGGCACCAGGCGTACGGCATGAACGTCCTCGCCACGTTCAACCCGACGATGGTCATGGGTGAGACAGACTTCTTCCGCGACCTTGACGACGACCTCCATAAGTTCGTCTCCATGGACGGCGCGAACCCCAAGCCGCACGTTGAGGAGTGGGTGATCGATGACGTGGACGAAGCGAAGGAAGCGTTCGACTTCGTTGAAGGGGCCTCGTTCGTCTCCCTCGATGTCGAAACCACTGGGTTCTCCTACTTCAGGGACGAACTACTCGCTGTAGGCCTGGGAGTGATCTACGAGGACTCACTGGACGGCGTCTCGATCATCTTTGACGAGAACATGCTTGCCCGGCGTGAGGTGTGGTCAGAGATCTGCTACCTGGTCGAGCGTGAGGACCAGACGCTCGTCATGCACAACCAGCAGTTCGACCTTAAGTGGCTCAGGAAACTCCTCACTCAGTTCGGCCTGCCGTTCAACCCGAGGAACGTGGGCGACACGATGCTTGCTCACTACTGCATCGATGAGCGACCGATGGGGCGGTTCCAGTCGCACTC